TCACCACCAACATTTATTTGTCTCATGTATGTTTAATACCTCTATTTGCAATTTAGCCAAAAATATATATTGTTTATTATTTTTGGATATGATAATATATTTTAGCACATGGCGGCTATGGTGAAGTTGGTTAACACACTGGATTGTGGCTCCAGCACTCATGGGTTCGAGTCCCATTAGTCGCCCTTTAATGTATTTATAAAACTCGCTTAAATAGCGAGTTTTTATTATGTTCTTGTGTTTTTAGCGAACAATTTGGCGAACATTACGATAAATAAACAAAAAACAGCCTACCCTCGCAATGAGAGTAGGCTTTATAACTATTTTAGAAAATCATCGTGTTTCAATCTTGATTGATAGGTATCTTTAATTAAACGCGTTGCTTCAGTTATTACACCATTCTTCAAATGATTCTCCTCCACATACTGCTCATACGAGTCACACTTAGAAACGATAAATCGAAATTGTTCTTTCGAGTGAACAATTCCACGAGAACACTCATTCGCAAATACAAGTATTGTATTACGAATATCGTCAACTCGACGAGCGGTATCAGTCGCAATGTGTTCATCTAGTTTTTTATCTAGCGTATCTATCTTTTGATTAACATTGTGATTGATGCGATCACCTGCCCACTTTAGTAGCTTATCCCACGGATTGATTCTAATCGGAGCAACCTGCACCACAATAGAAAAAACAAAAAGGATTGAAAGGATGGCGCTTACACCATCCTTAAACTCCAACAACGTTATCAAATCTCTAATCGACATATTTTTTGGCTCCTAATCTACTTAATTCTAATCTTATCCCCAGGATAAATACGATTAGGGTTGTCAATCTGTGGGTTTAAACTAAGAATATCGCCCACAGTCGTTCCATACCACTGAGCAAGGTAGGAAATATTATCACCAGGATTAACAAAGTGATATACTGCTTGATTTGCTCCATCAATAGCGTCTTGAACCTCTTGATATCTGCTTCCAAGAATAGTTCTACGAACGTCATCACCACCGTATTTATCAGCCCATACATCTGCTACTAGAGTATCTGTATCAGCTTCTGCAATATGCTCAATGATATTCTGGATTTCATCGTAACGATCACCAAGATTGGACTTGCGAGTATCACCAGTGCCAAATTCATTATTCATTGTACGATATAGCAGGTCTAATGTAGATCCCTCAGGACTTCCATTTTGACGGATTTCAGGTGCTGGCTGTTCTGGCTGTACAGATGGAATAACGTTTGTAGGCGAATTAGACCCAGCATATAATCCCCAAGCAGTTGCATCCCCAAAGAATAAACTTAAGTCTAGTGGGCCACCGTATCCAGCAATATTGCCAGATGATGTGAACTGATGCATAGCGTAATCACCAGAATAATTTGGTGGATAATATGCATCCCAACCTCGTGGGGCGTAATCAGGATATTCAGCAAGCCAAATACCATAATCACCAAGACCAACACACTGATTTACAGCTGAGCGTTGAACATAAATCATAGGATTGATCCCTGTTAATGCTGCTACATGAGCACAGAAACGAGCAACCCAGTTTGAATCACCCCAAGCAGCATTGTCCCCAGATTCCCAATCCAGTACTAAGATGGCTTCATGCAAATAGCCTTGGATGTTGTTAACAAAGAATTCTGCTTCAGCCTCTGGATTACCGCCATTTGCGTAATGATATACGCCTAGCAGCTTTCCTCCAGCTTTGGCAGACTGATAATGCTCATCACAATAAGGGTTCACGTATCCCGTGCCCTCTGTGGCTTTACAAATAACCGCATCACACTCCAATGCTCCGGTAACAATACCGGCCTGATGTGATGCAACGTCAACTACTCTCAACATTCTTATGCCTCCTTCTTTGGCCCGTTCAATCTAGTGAATAGGTCATTTACGAAATTAGCCCCACGAGCCGTAATAATGCCCGTAAGTACAGAACCCACAAAAGCAACTTTAATCGGTAGTCCAATAATTTCAAATACGTCAACTCCTGTAAGCACGCACACAGAAATTGAAATTACTAGCGAACCAATAACACTTGGTTGAAGTGAGTCTGTGTAAGCACATTTAAGATTCTCCACAATTGCTTCAACCATGATTGCTAAAATAATAACTTGTGATAAACCATTCATTTTATTTTTCTCCTTCTACACCATATTTAATGTTTTTTGTTTTTGTATATACATCTACGTAAGTTTCGTTCTTGTCGCCATTATGAGTTACCTCGCAATAATCTGCTTGCCCATTTGCAGACGACTTTAAAACGTTAGTGCTGACAAGTGCTTTCCAGTTTTGAAGAGTTTTACAAAACCAAACAACAAAACAATCTTCCGGTTTAACCTCAACAAGATTTACTTCTGACATTGCTCTTGATGCTAATTCTTTTGCTTTTTCAATCATTTTCTTTTTCCTCTTTTCTATCTAAAAAGGCACTCTTTCGAGCGCCTTAATAGCAATATTTATATTTTCTTCCAGCCTAAACCGCCTGGGTTTCTTGAGTTGTTATCCCAAGTGCATTCCCAGATGTCTCCGCCATAAATATAACGTTCACCCTTTTGGCCTGTCATTCCTGGTTTCCATTCTGGGTAAACAGGTTTGTTTTCCTTTGTAATTTCTTTATACAAAGCTTTAAACTTTTCTGGCGTTTGACTAGGGTCTGAAACTAAATCAATAAGAACCTCATATGGCTTACCGTTATGTTTAAACCTTTCGCCCTTCTTATATGGGTATTTGTTTTCGCGCCATCCATCTAATTCGTCACACAGGCGTATTACATCTTCTGGACTTGCGTGATTCATACCAATCAAAAACACATTTCGTTGTAATTCCATCTTAGCTCGCAATTGTGCTAACTCCATTTCTGTTGCTGGGATTTCTTCAAATGTGAACCTAATAGATACATCATTATCGTCAACCATCTTAGTTTCAAAACCCAACATCTTTACCGTTTCGAATTGATATAAAACATTTTCTTTGCCTGTGCTAGAATCAATAATTTTAGCATTAGAAACGTTGTTTTTACTCATGATAACTGCTGTATCGTAGACTTTATTGAAGGGGATTATCATTTCAAAACTATCTTTTTGATATGAATTAATTTTGAAATTTCTACCATCTTTTAATTTAATTTCCATTTTCTTATCTCACTTTCTTATGAAACTCTACGCCATATATTTATGGCGTAGTATGGTGGTAATGTACTTGCTTCGGCTGTTTGACCAACAACCGCCGTGAAGTGATTCCATGAACTAAAACTTATGTTAGAACTAGCAACAACATATGTCGCACCACCTAAAGCTCCGATATATGTATCATTCACCGCTTTATAACCTATAGTGCCAGGGTTGTTATTCACCGCACCGATCGCGGATGCCAAGTTCCCGTTACGCCCATCTCTTTGACCATGTGCATGGGTAGCACTACCACCCTGTGACTTGATAGGCTTATTTTTTCCAGCACCTATCAAGAATTTATCCTCAATCTTTTCCCACTTGCCACCGAGAATAACGTTTGGATCATAGTCCTTGTTCTCATTCATGAGAATCGCACCAACAGGATAAAAGAAATCAATCAATCTTTGATAGGTGTTGTTCATCTTCAAATAAAACGCTTCTGCACAAAAGTTACCATTCACGTCAACTTGTGTTTTCCCTAACTGCATAAGTGCTTTTTCGATAGCCAATGTAATGTCACGACTAATCGACTGTCCGAACTTATCAGTAGCAGTCAGCGTATATGTGTACGCTTGGTTTGGATTTGCACCACCAATCGGCTTTGTTGCGGACCATTTATTACCATTGAGTAATCCTGTCGTACTTCCTGTAGCACTACCTGTAATCGTGATATTGATAGCGTTGGTTGTATTACCAACTTTTCCTTGCCAATATTCACCATCGGCGCTGATTGCACCGTTGCTACTTTCTGCTCCATTACGTGCCACATTCAAGTTGATTATGGACGGTCTGACATATTGGTGGTACTTTGCCTTTTTAGTCCAAGTTGTCACATTATTGCGACTGTCCGTAGCGGTAATCGTATACGTTATTTCACCACTTGCATTTGTCAAACCATCAAATAAAACATCTGTTGTTGATGTATTGACTGTTTTGTTAAAAGTTCCAACGCTTACAATAATTGATTTAATCGTTGCGTGTTTCTTAGCGTTTGCAGTCACCTTAATACGTTTTTTGGATAGTAACGACATGCATTCATATTCATTAGGAATATATGTTTTTGCAATACCTTCATCTGTAACAACAATGCTATCCAGTGTTGGAGAATCCGTAATCGTCAGTTCTTGTTTATATTCTGCACTTTCGCCAATCTTAGTATTAAAATCAGCGGTCCATGTTTCTAACACAATACCGATTTCACATTTCCCTTTATCAAGATTTTTGGTGAGTTCATAAATTCTGTCCCATTCACTTTCAGACATAGAAACAACCGCACCATTTTCGTATGGTTGTACAACTTTTATTTGCTCAACATTAACGATACTAATACGCATGCGTTCACGATATGCGTTTACTTTTCTTGTATATGTAATAGCATACTTATTTTCGCTATTGTTCAGAGAATAATTATCAACAACACTCTTTCTTGGAATATTTCTACATGATACATCACCACTTAGCGATGTATTCATTAGCGGATACGCTCCGAAAGTTAAACTAGCAGATAAATTTGTAGTGTAATCTCCATTATCGTCATGTCCAGCCCAAAAACCACCTTTTAATATGTTTTTAGATGTTTCAAAATGATATGGAGAACCGCCACTAATCGGAGTACACCCAGTACAAGAAATTAAGTAATTGCCACCGTATGTATTACCTTGTATCCATTCCGTATCGAGAGATACTTCAATCCATGATTTATTTTTTTCGACATCTATCCATTGGTCAGGTTCTCGCGCCCATAAGACGATATTGTACATACCACCATTTACATTCTTATGGACTCGTGCAACTTCTTTCCAGTTGTTGTTTAATGCAACCATGCTCATTCACCCCCGATCCAGTAGACATTTGTACACACAACAGTTTCTCCATTGATTTCTTTTAATGTTCCACGCTTAAACTTGTGCGCACCTGTTGCGAAATTGCCTTCTGCTTTTAATGATTGCACACGTGTTTCTGTACTATTTACATTAACCATTTCTTTACCATTAGCGACGAGTTTCAAAGACTTTTCATCTAATACCATTTCAGTGACCGAACCATCCGCGCCTTGTATATGCATACCATCGGCCATACGCTTAAACTGTTTTAAAATCTTGGTCTTGTCATCAACTTTTTCGGAAATCGTTTCTGCAATCCCATCTTTAGTCAACTGCAATTCTGCTTTTGTAGCATACTGCTGTGACTGTGTTTCCAGAGTATCGATGTTTTCTTTGGCAGACTTTAATTCATTCTTTATTTCCGTCCTTTCCTGGACCGACAAATTGATGGAATTATTCAACTGTTCAATTGATGATTTGTTAAAAACTGTTGCATCGATTAAGCCGTTCAACACATCGTCTTTTACGGGATCGGAATAACCTACACTATCATCTGTGAATATCGTTTTGTACCGCACCCATATCCATACATCTTTTGTCTTCTCAGGTTGAGTTGTGCTCCATGTACCGCCTGTAGGTTCTGTCTTTGAAGTCGACAGGTAATATTCTGGTGTAACTTGTTTAACTCCTCGTCCGGTCTTTCCTGCTATTGATGGAGAGAAAACTTCCGACGTCGTTTCGTCACTGTATTTATAAACCGCACGGATCCATAAAGTGTAGCCCTCATTTACAAGTGGAATATTGGCCAGCCACTCGCCTGTTGGTGGCGTTGTAGCGCTGCTTCCTGCTTGGTATGTAATTTCTGGAGTGCCTACTATTCCGCGTCCTGCGTCGCCTTTTATACCGGTTAATTCCAGCGGCTCATGTCGCACTTCGCTGTCGTTTGCGGTAATATCTGCGAGCATGTACCACATGTGCTGTCCAGCTATTGACGGTGGCTTTGTGGTAGTCCATCTATTATCAGTTTTTGAAGGTTTATCAGAAGATGTAGTTTGTAGATAATATTGCTTTGTTCCTTTGATAGATGTTTTAGTTGTATTTGTTAAATCCATCAACGTTTCTGTAAGTAATTTATTACCAACGTTGATTGTATTAGCATTAATTGTTCCTGCAGTAATCATCGCTCCATTGATATGGCCATCCGCAGTTATTGCAGTAGTATATGGTCCTGCATATCCGTTAGAGCTAAAGCCTAACCCGCCCTGAGACCATCTCCATACATTTCTTGCCTGAGCATAGTCTGCGTTATCAGAGATAACTAGTTCTGACCAGTTACCATTCGCATCCGTTATCTTTGTTACATATCCACTAAATCCATTAATATTAGCAGTAGCGTTGCTAACTGCGATATTGACCATTGATTTTACAAGTGGTTGAATCGTTGATTTGGTAGCTTCTCTGATTGCTTCTCCAAATGAACTTCTTGCTTCGCCGAGTGTAATCTTTATATAGCGCTCGTTTAAAACATCAAATTCTGTTTTAATTACTTTTGCAACAGCATTAACACCTAGTTTTTCAAAAGCAACATGAACCGTATCGCATAGACTTACTCTTTCAAGTGAGACTATGTTTTTGTATTCCTCTGTTTGCCATAACTGGATAAACGATACATCAATTGATACCTTCGGAACTCCAATATTGTTCGCCTTAATATATTGCTTTGCACATGTATTTAATTGTTGCTTATCCGGCTTTTTTTCGAAGTCTGCAGAGCAATCTAAAACGTGGATATTTTCCTTTGGATAGTCAGCATGATTTTCTAGATATTGAATTTCACCAACAATAACATCTTGTGTATTGTTTTCTTCTTTGTACCAGTATGCGATTACGCCAGTCCTTACATTCTCGATTGATTCTTGTTGCTTTAAATCTGTTAAATTTTTCCCATATCGAATCGTAACACCGTTATCTCTTCCGCGGTTCTGATGAACTTTAACAGTTAATCTATCAAATTCAAGTTCTGCACCTTTCCCAAAGGAGTCAAGAATAGAACCATCTGTCCCTGCTAATCTACTTCTGAATGAAGCAGGACTATTTTGCTTATATTTCCCACTGCCGGAAATATCTGTCCATACTTCAAAAGGATTAGCAATCATTGAATTAGACTTTAGCCCATTCAAAGCAGATGAACAATCATTTGCATTAAATGGAGCTACAGGAATTCCTGACAAGTCATAGCTGAGATGTACTGCATAAATTTTTACAACTCCGCCAATTGGACGAGTAATTTTAAAAACTCTAAAAGGTTGTGCTTTTTGGCCATCACTTGGCATCGCTAAAATAATTCGATTGTTTCTAATTTCATCGTAGTTGATACCACCAAGCGGATATTCCATTTCCAACTCATAAGAGCCATTTCTTTCTTCAATAACTGTACAAGAAATGGCATCAGCAAGTGTGCCAATGCCATTCGTCGTAAATTGTTTTTCTGTAGAGTCATATAAAATCGGCTTCATATTGTGTACCACCTTGGTTTGATTTCAACCTTAGTAATCCCATTACCTAGCGTTATTCCATTTGTTGTATTAGATAAAAGAACAGGCTCACCCATCATTTCGATATTGCTGTTTCGATTGTCCGAACCCTCATATGCATTTAATAAGTCACAATCAAATTCAATAAATGCATTCCCTGGTTTAACAATCTTAATAGCAGCAGAGCCAATTTTGACAACACCTGTACCATAGATTTTAATAATCGGTTTTGCATTGTAGTTAGTTGGATTAGTAATTGATCCTGAGGTATTTAATGTTGTAATTTGTTCGCCACTTTTAAGAAATTTTTGTGGCATACAATCAAAAACTACATTGAATACCGCTGTTAGTTTATCTTTCGACATCACTTCAAAAGAACCGTTATATCTAGCTAACCTAAAATACTCGGGATGAAATGTATCTTCTAGCCTTTGATATCCAGCGTTACTATTGAGCCATCCAACCAAATCATTTAGTTTAGTTCGCATTTCGTTTCTCAAATAGCAAAGATATGTTATTTGGACGTTTTCAAACGAATTACTATTAATTGGTGTCAAAGTACCATTTCTTCCTGGCACATTAATCGCATCCATTCGTCTAGATGCAGAATTCCACCCATCACTATCAGCTACATAGGTCGAAAAAGCAGACGACTTTCGCCCACTAAATAAAAATATATCAGCCATTGAAAGCCATCTCCTTTCTACGTTCTTCATTCAGAAGTTCATCTTTGATTCGTTCTGCCAATTCCTTTGCATCACCGTTATATCCATTAATATTAATCGTAACTCCACCAAGCTGAGTGCCCATATTGTTCTGACTAGCAATGGCTCCTAATTGGTTTCCATTAACTCTTGCATTCATTAAAAAATCTGATTGAATACTATTTCCTAATGAACTATTCATCATTTCAGAAATACTTCCACCCATATCATTAACTGTTGATTTAACATCTTCAAACGATGTTTTCAATCCACTATTAAGTCCTTGCATGATAGCATTACCTGCAGGAATTAATAATCTTCTATCATAGCTAAGTGGTCCTTTATGATTAGCAATCCATGATGCAATTCCACCAACAAAGTTCTTCACACCTTCAAAGGCAGACTTCAAACCGCCTAAGAAACCATTAATAATTGCAGAACCAGCCGACCATAGATCAATACCACTTACAGAATCCCATATGCTTGATACTAATGAAGCCATTGCAGATAAGACATTTGGTAGTGCTTCAAGAAGACCTTTTGCTAACTTCCCTATTAACTCAAAACCTAGTGCTAATAATTGTGGAAGATTATCTACAATCGCTTTTATCAAATGCCCAATAATAGAACCAATCGCTCCTAATATAGTAGGTAGATTTTTCAAAATACCATTTGCTAATTTTAAGATGATTTCAACACCTTTTTCCAAGAACTTAGGCAAGTTATCTTTTAAAAACATTACAGTTGAGTCAATTAATGTATTAAATCCTTCCACTAATTGCGGAAGATTATCAACAAGCCCCTGTAAGATGTTCAGAAGAATATCTGCACCACCTTCTAACATGACCGGTAGGTAGTCCGTAATGATTGCAAAGATATCAATTAGAATGTAATTAAAATCATTTAATAAATCAGGAATCTTTTGAATAATTCCATTTGCAAAATTCGAAATTAATGCAACGCCATTTTCAATAAGTGCTGGAAAGTTTGATTCTATAACTGGAGGTATGTTTTCTAAAAGTTCTGCAAAGCCAGCAACAAATTCAGGATATCCAGTCGTTATTCCTTCGATTAAATTAGTGACTAGCTGCGCTCCATTCTCAATAAAAATAGGTCCTGCTGTCTTAAGGAATGTAACAACCATTGATGGCAGTCCAGTTAATACATTTGTTAGCATTGGTATAAAATTGCCAAACAAGAATGTAGCAACAGTTGATGCAAGTCCTTCTAAAGCTGGTGTAATATCCTGCCCTAGCGATAGACCACCAATAACATTAAGTGCTGCAGCCTTCATCGCAGCAAATGATCCAGTAAATGTTGTACTTGCTTCTTTGGCTGTTGTTCCTGTAATGTCCAATTCACTTTGAATTACGTGAATTGCAGAATATACATCTGCTAGATTGTTGATATCATACTTAACGCCCGTTATCTTTTGCGCATCTTTTAACAGACGTTCCATCTCAGTCTTTGTACCACCATATCCAAGTTTTAGATTATCTAACATGGTGTAGTTTTGTTTGGCAAATCCTTGATAGGCCATTTGGATAGATTCCATTGATGTACCCATTTTATTTGAGTTATCAGCCATATCAATCATTGCTGTATTAGCAGCTTCAGCAGCCGCTTCTGTATCGCCCTTTAATGACGATAGCAAACTAGCACTAAAGCCAGTCACATTTTCCATATATGCATTTGCGCTTAATCCAGTAGTTACGAAAGCATCGTTCGCATATTGCTTCATCCTATCGGCAGAACCTTTATAAAGAGTTTCAATTCCACCTAGAGATTGCTGAAGAGCAGCGCCTTCATTAATAGATGCCATCAAGGCTTTACCAATTCCAGCCGCAACAATAACCCCTTTAATTGTATCGACTAGTCTCGATCCAGTAGCCTTACCAGCACTATCTGCTTCAGCACCTAGCACATTTGCAATTGAACCTGTAATACCTTCCGCAGAAGGTACAATCTGCACAAATGCAGAGCCTAAATTACTCATGAATTTCTCCTCCTGCTATTCTGTTCCATTCAGATTTAAATTCTTCGATAGATGAGAATCTATTAACTTCATCATTCTTAGTCCCCATCAATTTGTCTACTAGCATATTTGGCGGATTAATTCCTTTTGAACCATCTTTAGTTTTAGCCCACCAAAGCAACGACAATCTATCAATCATCATTGCCATCATTAATTTATCTACTTGTACATTCGAATCTGAAAGCAACATCTTGATGCGCGAATCCTCCCTTAAACCAAAAGAAAGGGTTGCCAATGTTAAAATCGACAACCCTGTTATATCTAAAATATGATATGTTTCTGCTAAATCACAGAGCCACGCATCACGGTCTGTTTTGATCATCCTGGCAAGGGCAATTATTTTTTTACTTCTTTACATGTTTTAAAAATGTCTTCGATTTCTGCAATCACTTTATCTGCTGGAACCTTACCATTTTTATTACGACAATGATCATATAAAGATGCTTTTTGTTCCTTACCCAAAAGCATACTCGCAGCCTTTAGGATGTAGTGTTCTTCTCCATCATCCACCTTCATTAGAACTTCTAATAATTCTGCATCATTAAAGTTTTCTTTTGGAATCGCAAAGTTAAAACCAGTTCTTGTTACACCTTTAAAAGTTTCATCATTTTGAATAGCAATTGTTTTCTTAATTGTCTTTGCCATAATCAATCTCCTTAAGCAGCAGTTTCCTTAATATATTCGTAATGAGTATTACCATCATCATCTGGTAATGCAGTTACTGTAATTTCATATGCAATTAGCTCATCATCTTTATAAGTTATTTCTCCAACCTCTGAGATTTTACCTTCTGGAATGACAATACGCTTTGCAATACCATTGCGTAAGATGATTTCGATAACATATTCAGCGCTTTCAAGTTCTTTTGCATTTGCAGAAACCTTAATTCCTGTAGCTAGCGTTCCTGAAACATTGCCTTGACCATATACTGTAGCAAGTACATCCGTATTTAATGCTTCAATTAATTTAAACTTGAATGTATCCTTTTTTTCTTTTTGTGTTGTTGCAACAACAGCACCACCCCAAGACTTAATATTGTCAGAATCAGCAGAGTTATTGTTTGTAACTCCATCTTCACCAACATAACCAAGTTCTTTAAACGCTACGTTCAATGCGGTAGTTGCATCTGCTGGTAATGCTGTTTTTAGTGGTGCTCTGTAAATTGCACCAGTGATTTTCGGCTTAGCAACCGAAACATTTTTTGTTTTTGGCATTTATTATTCTCCTAACTATTGGTAATAAACCAAATTAAAAACCGCTTGATAGCGGAATCGTTTTGTTTCTGTATCTGTAAAGTTGTAATCACTATTTAACTTGCATTTGGCAATTTCATTAAGTTCAACAATCTCTCTCATTGCATCCTTTAACTCTTCATTCAACTTGCAAGCTTCTAATAGTGTTCCACCATATGACTTGATTGCAATTGTTGCTTCACGAACTTCTCTATCATCACCATCAGTTCGCTCAATAAGAACATATTTTTCAGGTGGAGTTTTCGGTTCTGACATATATGCAGGAACAGATAACTTCTTGCTTAAATATGTATAGATTACTGTCTCTATCATTTTCTTCTAGATCCTCCCAACGCTTTAAGCAGTTTATTTTCCTTCATCGCCTGCTTATCACCCTTTTGGCTTTTTGAGCCAACAACAGCACGCGTTCCTGCAATATACGTTTCAAATTCTTCACCCATTTGTCCTTGAACACGACTAGCATGCTCTTGTAGGACATTTTGCATCTCTGTTGATTTCAGAAGTTCGCCTACGCCTTTTCTATCTAACTTAAAGCGAGCCTTACTCATAGCGCTCTACCATTACCTTCTTGTTCCAGCATAGTGGAATTAGCGATTGAATTCCTTCTTGTGGAATGCCAATTGTTCGCCAGTCTTTTCCGAAAAAGCGAACCCTTTTATTTTCCCAGTCGTGATTATCAATCTTTGGAATTGCGAGTGTATATACAGCACGTCTTCCTGTTAGATTGACCGTATTAGTAACATCTTCTGTGGAAGTCGGCGCAACCAAAACATTGCTAATTTCAATAGGTGTATTTTCGATAATTGGTTCCCCGAATTCGTCCTTCCCTTTTTCTATATCATCATAGAGAACGATTGTTATTCCGACCATCATAGCAAACTCTCCAAAGGACTATGAGAACCAAGTTTATTTCCAATACCTAGTAACTGCTTTTCTGTTTTAGCTAGGTAAAGTTCCCCAACAGAGCCATTATTCAATGTCCACGATTGAGTATATCCCAAAGCTCCAATACTACCTTGAGTTGCTCCCATCGGAAATGTTTGCGTTTCTTGACCATCCCCAATAGCTCTTCTGACCATTCGACATATAACAACTTTCTTTACATTTTTTGAAGCATGAGGAGCATACGCATCGATAATGACACCTGCTTCATCAATCAGTGCTGTTGCCTTCTCTTTTTCATTTTCTTCAAATGTGCGAAAGCCTTTTTCTACATCAACTATCTCTGCGTATGCCATCCTTACGCTCCCTTCTTTCCTGACTTCTTATCAGTCTTCTTTGAATCTTCCTCTGTTTCGTCTGTATCCGTATTCTTTTCTACCTCAGAAACAGTCTCATCTTCATTTGTATCTGAGACAGGTTCATAACCTGCCTCAATGTATTCTTCTACTCTAGAATCATCAACGTACATTAATGTTCCAGTGATTTTATTAATAAATGCTTTCATTACGCACTCTTTGTCAACTTATTGAATACGGACTTGTCGCAACGGAAACCAATTTCTATTTCTGCACGTACAGCAAACATATTCTGCTGCCATAGATTGATTGTTGTACTGCCATCTGTCAATGTTGCTTGATCAGAGATGCTAATCTGAACACCCTCTACTGTTCCATATACAGATTGTGTCCAGTCGCCAGCAAATCCTAATGTCTTTGGAGTGCCATCTACATACGCGCCCTTAGATGAAACTGTCGGAACGCTCAATAACATTGGTACAGCACCATCAGCTGCAGAATTAACAAATAATGGACGCTTATTAGCATCTACAGCGAGTAATAATTCACTCTTCATCTGTGGAGAGATTACAAACCCGTTTGTAATACCGCCATGACTGGCAATATCAGCATCCGCAGCAACTAAGCCTTTATATACATCTGTCTTTAAATCTTGTGCTGTTGCAGTTGCTAATGTGTCGAAGTTTTCACCAGGCGCAGCAACACCACCAAAAACTGTATTATCGAACTTCTGAGCTAATGCTAAAGGTAAACGGTCTACTAATGCTTCATAAAGAGCCTCAGCATTACGCTTAAATTGATTTGAGAATGGAACGATAACGGCTAACGTGTATGCACTCATTAGCTTTGTTGCTAATCCTGGCTTTGAAACTTTCTTCTTATCTGTTTCTGCAACCCACGCAGCTTCCGGGTCACCAGTAATAACAGGAATAGTTACACCATTGCCTGGTAAGTCAATCTTACGTGCTAAACGCATTACTGCAGAGCTTTCCTGCAATTTCTGAATAATATCAGATGAAACTGAAGATGGTAATTTGATTGTTGTTGTGTTGATTCCTTCTGCCATAATTTTTTCTCCTTTTATTTATTTATTGTTTCATTGAACCAATTTGCAAACTGTTGTTTGGTTGAACCGGTTGGAATATTTTGCAATTCTCCAGAATCTTTAACTCTTGGATAGCCATTTGTCTTTGCAAATGCAAGAATTGCTTGTGCTTGTTCTAAACATGCTTCCTCAGTTAATCCAGTTAATAAGTTTGCCGGCACCTTAGTATCAGATGCCACTTTTTCGCGAATATCTCTGACTTCATTTGCTTTTGTAATAGCCTCTAACTGTGCCTGCAGCGCATCAGTCTTTTCTGCCTTTTCTCTATAGACATCAATATCTGTTACTTTAGCTTTCAAATCTTCGTAATCCGCAAATTTTGCACGTTCTTTATTTAATCGTTTCAAAACGATATCATCCACTTCTTGTTGAGTAAAAGTACGTGCTGGTTTTTCCTGTGTATTTTCTGTGCTCACAGTAGCATTGTTTTCCTGTGCTTCATCCACAGTGACGTTTCCCTGTTCTACAGTTTCGTTCATTTTTCCTCCATCCTCGTTTAAGGCACGAGTTGCCATAATAAAAGCACGGGTTATCCGTGCTTATTTATAAAATATATTTTTATACAATTTTGCTTATCTTAACTACAATATCTTTGCCGATAGAATCTCACTCTTTTTTACAAGAATAATATGGTTTGTTTCATTTGGAAATATATCAATTTCATCTTCCCCAGAATCAGTACAAATACTAGGGTAAAAATCAATAACTTTTCCTGTTATTTTGATGCCAGTACAGACATTTGCTTCAATAACTTTTCCATATAAATCACGCAGTTCCATTACTATCTACCACCTTTTTTCATTTTTCCTTCTTACTAGGATAATCTGGTGAAATGTGTGTTCCACCTTTGCTATAATGTATTTTAAAAATCGTTGTTGGTGCTGTATTACCATCCATATTATTTACAGCCTCCCCAATCACAATATCATTACTTACAATAAGTTCCTCTGGTATTATTTTACCATATATATCTGTTCTTACAATTCCTTTTCCATGATAATTCTCCACAAGTTCCTGGCAGTCATCCTCATTTATATATAAAATTGAAGGTCCATATCGGCCAACTTTTTCAAACTCTCTTTTGTAGTTTTCATATTCAATTGTTCCAGGAATATGCTTTCTTTGTTTTTGTATCGAAATTTCAAGTTTTGTATTTGGATCCTTGAACGGATTATCTAGCGCATCGAGTATCTTTCTAGCTCCATATAATTCCCTTCTTTTTGCATTTCTTTCCTCTTTAATTAGGGGATACATCTGTCTTCTAATTGCATTCAACTTATCTAAAGAGGTTTTACCATCTGCACTATCATAGATTAATTTAAATTTATGTGGATCATACCCTTCCACATTACTTTTGCCATCAAAACGTATTGCAAACTCACAATCACAGTTAGCATGAATATGTTCAGCATGCTCACCTCTTAGAATTGCTTTACTAGCAGGCATCCACCCCAAAGATGATAAATGCATACAAAAAGCGCAAGTATCACCATGTGAAACCCACGCCCATTCCGCGTTATCCCTTTTTGCATTTTTTAGCATCGTATCAGAAGCTGCCGTTTTAACAAGTCTCTCTATTGCAGGAATCATATTTCCTGTTCCCTGTGTTTTCAAAAGAGCACCAGCAACTTCATGACGATTTGCAATTGATGCAGGCTCAGCAGGATTAACATATGCCCCTTGTGCCGCTGCTAACGCATCATACATTTGACATGCTAATTCAGAACCGGCTTCGCCATATTTCGTAACGAGAGCATGTGCATATGTTATAACCGACTCAATATCATTTAATCCATGTTTATCAATGTACGCTTGCAATAATTCTCCAGCTTTTGTATTGATTGCAGACAGCTTACTAACGTATTTCTGCCAATCATTCGCTGATATCTGCATTGAATTCTTCACTCAATACTTGAGTGCCTCTAGAGCGCTGCTCCTGTGCATTAATTCTGCGGATATCTGCCTGATCAAAGCCAACCATTTCTAAGAATGTATCTGTTTGACTAAAGTTTGGACGAACACTTGCAATTTTAACAGCCGCATCTGCTGTAACAGATACAGATGGCATTGCTGGATTTTTAAAATGCGGAACAATACTTTCTTCTTCATCTGTCAGCTTGTCTAGTTCTACTCCACGGACTATAGCTTGCGCCATTCTAGCAATAACCTTTAGGGCATCACTGTTAGTCGTATTTAATTGTTCCGCAAGTAAAACAAGAGTTTGAGATTGTGCAAGAATCGCATCACTAGATGTAGGATTAGCATCATTTACAACGCCTGTATCAGTGACTGTCAATCCAGTTGCAGCACTAAATTGTGTTGCCAGCATACGTAACATTTGAACGTGCGGTTCTAATGTTCCTTGTGAAAGTTGTCCAAATTCAGGAGTTTGGCCAGTGTCAGGATTAGTTGTTCCAGCAATGATTGAACCAACATATGTTTTGAACTTTTCATTTATCAATGCATCATATTGCTCATCTGTTATACCCAGTAAATATTTCTGCGGAGTAGTAGAAAATTCTAATGCAATTGATGCATTTGCAACCGTTCTAACATATCCTTCAATCAATCGTCTGACTGGTTCTTTGATTCTTGATCTACCAAATGGTTTATCACTTGTCGCATTCCAAACAAGTGGCTCCATCAATGGCCTGCCCATTATATGTGGGAATTTTTCTGCCTTCCATTCATTAGAGTCTGAAATTTTAGTAAGCTCCCAAATATCAGTATCTGTATATAAATTTACATGTGAAGGTTTATACGTTTGGTCCTTGTTATCAATTTTTGTATCGATAATAGCAAGTCCACAATCAATTCTTCCCTTTTCTCCATTCCAGATTGCAGAAGCAGTCAATGGTGAGTGAAAGCGAATTTTGCAACCAATATCCTCATCTGCTGATAATGTAGCGAATGTACATCCATACTTGAGCTGGTCTTTACATGCCTTCATGTATTCGGATATCAAACGATTATCACTCATTATCTTCTGTAATAAGTCATTGTTTTTTCCATTGGAACTAACAAATCCGTCAAACATGGAACGTGCAGCTAATACATCAACTGTCTTTGCTCCCCATTCACATCCAATTTCAAGACTATTTAAACCATTTGGAAGTGCAATTCCCAAATTAACATCAGACAATCTTACATGGCCACCATAATATCGATTCTTCTTATCATTGCTGCTTTTATGATTATCCCAAAGTTTAATTAATTTTCTTAGCTTTACCTCTTCAACAGATGGCAGGCCATATATTTTTCCAATTCCTAACGTGAAATTCATTTTCCCTCCTAACCAATTCGCATTTTGCGTTTTGGATCTCTTTTACTTGTTTTTGCTCCCCATAACGCTAATGCACATGCCTCAATAGGGATTGAATTACTACCACCAAAGCCATATCCACCACCAATAGAACGCTTGGTTGAATTTATGGCGCTATCATTTAAATCTTCTTGGTATCGATACCACGTAAGACTATTTTCGTTAACACTATCAATTAATAGAGTTGCTGCCGAAATCATATCCTTTGCATTTGGCCTGATTATTGACGACTTTAATCTCCACGTTTCAGAGATTCTATCAACCAATAAATCAACACCATTTCGCCCATCAATCACTACACAAGAAGCATCGTGATAACGTTCATTTAACCAATCGCTCAGCCACCTTGTGCTTTGTGACGTTGATTTTCTTTCAATTTGCGATATTCTTGCAGGACCACTTTCCGGAATCACAGCACCGCATAAGCAAACCTCGGTTCCATCAATTGAGAATTTAATTCCATACGCCGTTTTACCTTCCGGCTTACTTTCATCCGAAATACATTTATTCCATGCATCTTTATCGATTGCATATTCTTCTTTATTTTCTAAAATAGGAGACCACCATCCTAATCGTTCACGTGCAAAAGTGTCTGGATCCATTTGCTCACATTCAGAAGCAATTGTGCTTTCTAAGATTCGTCTTCCAAGTGCCGGATTCGTTCTGTACCATCTGCTTCTATCGTTCACATCTCCTATTTCTTTTTCAGAGAACTCAGACCAGGATGTGTTGTCGCTCTTTCCACTAATTGCTTTATCTCGAATCTTTCTAAAAACAGTGCCTTCGCAATGTTCATCCGGTGGAGTGCCGATATATATCGTTTGTGGATTTCTACTTGCTGCAAGTGCAGGAAGAAATGAAGCTTGTTGTTCTGTCGTAAGTTCCTGTGCTTCATCGAAAATTAAAAGGTCGCCATGAAGACCACGACCACCATTTCTTGTTCTAGCAACAAAAACTATCCTTCCGCCATTTTTTAAAATAATCTGTTCTCTACCTAAAGCATTTCTAATCTCTCGTACATATTTGCTTAATTTCGGAGTTTCAAAGAGTCCTCGTAATTCCAAAAATGTCTCAGTTGCAGTTTTTTGTAAATGAGCAGTGTAGACTACCCATTCACCGAATAGAATCATACCAGCACCACTTCTCCCAGAAACATTTAGTGTTTTTCCGTTCTGTCTAGGCACAGACAATCCACATGTGGATGAAGCCCACAGTTCTTCTTCGTTACGCCCCATCCAATCTAGCATTGCATTCTCTTGCCACGGATCAGGGCGAAGCTTACCAATCTTTAAAATCTTAACAGCATCATCACCATCTGAGTATTCGTAATCTGGAACGATTCTAACGGACGGCTCCTGACTTCCCATCAGCTTCTCTCGTTGACAAGATTTCACTGATTTCATCATCACTATCAGTCATCCCTTCTATCTGTTCTATCTCGTTGATTGTTTCTCGATACTGTTTTGCAATTGGTCCTAAATCTTTAGGTGGTAATCCAGAATCAATCTGATCAGCAAGAACCAAAGCAAGTGCTTTAAGCATTTCTAACCGCGATTTTTTCTTTGTTATTCCTTTTAGTTTTGCCACCTAATTACCCCTTTCAAAATTTCCCTGTGTGTAAATCGGCGCTCACGGCCCTGAGTCGCCTCGCCTTACGGGAGGGGTACTCCCACACCCATTGTGGAAAACTACCACTCGCCATCTTTTATGGTTGGTTTCTTTTGTGCAAAATTCATTGTATTTATGCCGATTTTGTCACTTTTTAGTTGATTACAAACGTAATGTGCAGCTTGTAGATTGTTCCAATCCTCGGCTGCTTCTCTTGCGCTACTGTATCCGAACTGTTTCCACTTAGATACAGGCTTTATTTCATCCACCACAAACGATAGAGGAAACATATAGTTTGATGGTTCATCATAATGAATAGGTCCAAGTCTACCTTTGCATATTCCACATTGGCATCCCATTGCTTTTAGTCGTGCTCTATTCTTACGTCTTAAATTTCCGTTTGCATATCTAGGATTTGTTTTCATATCAAAATTAGGGCAGTTATGAATAAAGGAGTCGAATCAAATGAAAAGCTACTTAATACCCACGTTTTATAAAAAAAGAACAGACCTGCCCACGCATCTGTTCTTTTTATACACTATCATATTATCACATATAAAACGGACATTGGCGGACACTAGCGGACACTTTCAAAATATCTATAAAATTTTTTTCTACAACTATCTGAATCTGATGTTGAATAGATTTTTCTTGCTGTTTCTTTCCAACTTAGGCCATTCATGAAATGCCAGCGGATTATGATTTGAATTTCCGGATTGTCAATTGTATCTACCCAATCTAAAATTCTTTTCATTTGAACCGCAATTTCATTCACCTTTTCTTCGAGTTCCTGATTTAATTTTTCAATTCTATAGAATGCCGAGCGTGTTGGATCTCCAGGAACATTTGACTTTGTTCCTATTTGAGATAGCTGTGGAGAAGAAATAGGAACATACATCTGCCTAATTTGTTCTTGAATGGCTTGCGCCTGCATTTGAAGATAGCGATAGTTTTTTAGTTCTTCAATTGTAATCATGCTTCTCTCTTCTCGCTAATTTCTTTTCTACAAACTCCAACTTATTTTCAAGAACAAACAATTGAAATGTATTAACTTCTGCAAACTCATGTCTACGATGTGCATCCTTTACTCTTGCGATTTCTTTTTCCAAATCATTTTTCTTTCTGCGTAACAACGCAAGTTCAATATCTTCTTTTCTAGTCATCATCTACTCCTGAAATTTTTGAAGCAAGCATAATAAATACACCATAAAACACTCCAAGCACGAATGCGATTAATGCTATTACTGACATATTGATTCATCCTCCGGCATGCAGTAAACAGGTGCATTTGTCCAGAAGTTATCACTTATCATTTCTAACATAATCTTCTGAGCTGTTTCTTTCTTAGAATAAACTCCAAGCAAACGATCATTCTCATCAATGGAGGCTCTTATTTCAAAAGTAGTTTTGTTATCTCTATTTGTTTCATTAACATAGAACTTTTTTACGTTTGGTCTGTAGTAGATTACATCTCTTTTTTGGTTCTGAATTGAATACATTTTTATCTCCTTTTTCTATTAGTCTGTGAGTGTAACAGAATCAGAGCTATGTAACGCTCACTTCAAAGCCTTATTTTTTTAATAACGCTTATCTGTATTGAGTTTTCTTGATTTCCTGTTTTTTTGACAGTTACAAAAATCGAATGTAACACTCACACGTATTTTTCTATTGTTTTTGATACATGCAAGAATGTAGGAATCTATCCCCATTTTTCTGTGTGATTGATAGATTCTCTCACTTCTTGAATGTCTGAAGGTTCCAGCATTATGTAGAGCATTGTTTCTGCGGCGCTCTCGTGCATCAGTAATTTCTGCGTTGTAAGTAAATCGTGTGTGCTGTCCCAGTACCATCTTCCATACGATTTTCTAAGACTATGACACGCCACTGGATATTTGATCCCAGCTTCATCAGCAAGTTGTTTAATTATTCTCCATGCCTGCTGTCTTGTTATCGGATAGCCTTTTAAGCCCTGCCTTGATTCAAAGATATATCCGTTAGGTTGGATTGCGTATCGTTCAATATACTCACTTACAATAGCGTATATGTTTTGATTCATTGTGAACTGTTGGACTTTACCTGTTTTCATTTCTTTGCAGGTGTATTGTCCACCTGCAATATCTCTAGGTGTTAATTCAATAAGAGTTTCAATTCTATTTCCTGTATTAACGCCTAAGATCAGCAGAATGTAGTTGCGATACCATACACGATACTTCCATGATTCAGGAGCGTGCTTATCACGATGATTAAGGCAGCATCTAACCATTTCATCGAAATCACTCTTAATGAATGGCTTAACAATTTCTCGTCCATGTTTATCTTCTGTTTTTCTTAGATATCCTTTGGTACGTTGCAATCTTCTAAGCGTTCTCATCTACGTACTCAACTCCAAGTTGTTTTAACTCTTCTATATATCCATTCATTTCAGAGTTAAATTTATCTAAAATCGTTTGAACTATACTTCCATCCATTTCGTAAAAACGGCGATTAATTCTTACACATGAATCATTTATTCCTTCTTTTTTTGCATCATTAAGAAATCTAATATCTACCTTTAAATATTTTATTTTATTTAATATCGTTTCTACTTTTTCCATATCACTAGATTTCATCATTCTTCGTTCCACTATTCCTTTCTGCTATTAGTTGTTTCAAAACATTTAGATCATATCCACTTTCAATGAATTTAATTGCAATTGTTTTATTGCATCCATGTCCAAGATATGTGTAGATGTATGCAATTTCATCATCATTGAATTTAGTTCCTAATGCTTCATTAAAAGCAGATATATGTTTTTGTTGCCATTCGATATTACGTTTAGAAGTTTTATATGGTTCTGTTTTATAACATCTACTTACAGCTGATATAAATCTCCGTTTCAGCTCAATATCACTTTCTATTTTTCCTAAAGAAAACCAAAGCTTATTTTTTTCATCAAGATATATTAAAAATCCGCCGTACACATAGTATTCGATACGACTACGTGGAAACGCTAACATTATTTTTATCAGAAAATATTTTATTGAATCATTCATTATCTTCACCACCTAAATTCATTTTCGACGAACTCTTCCAACATAACCCACGCTCGTATAAATGTTGCTATGATGCATGCACAGATGAATAATCCTACGCAGCAGCAGAATACAACAAATACTATGATTGCTATTGTTCCAATTATTAAATTAATATTTTCCATTATTTGTTCTCCATAAACTGAATAGATACCGCTTGGGCTTCTATAACATCACCTTCTTCTGTTTCGATAATTGCAACTGGATAAGCAAGCACTCCACCATCATCTCCACCTATCATTAACGAAGGCCCCATTATAATGCTTCTTTGAAAAAACCCATGGAATGTACATACTGTTTTTTTAAATATACATTTCCTATTTTTGTTATTGATTTCCATATTCTTCACTCCAATCTATAATTTTTTAAAACAATTTATTTTCAGGCAAATAATTCATCCACAGAACTTCTGTTTTTCTATTAGATGATTCTGCTAGAGTATCTTTTGTTTCTTTATGCCAACCATCCAGAATTGAATCATATAAATCATTTTCGTATCCTGAAATCATAATTTTTGCAGGATGTTTTTTGATTTCTTTTAATAAATTCATATGCTGTTCATCTGTCATCTCATGATGATACATGTTGCCTTTTCTTGTACTTAGCAAGTAAGGTGGATCAAGATATATAAACACATCAGATGTATCATATCTTCTTATCAATTCCAGTGCGTCAAGGTGTTCTATCTGCACGCCTTTTAAACGTTCATATGCAGCTTGTAAAATATACGGATAATTGCTCCAACTTTTTGCTGGGTTTGGAGATGTTCCACATTGACCACTTCTAAATCCATTTTTATATCGGTTTCCAGCACCAATCGACATGTAACA